GAATATGCTTAACACCCAAAAGCAAGCCAAAGGTTTTTACATCAAAGCTGAAGGTCGTCTTTCAAACGAGATGGTAGCTCGGGCTGGCGTCAAGTTTGTGTATAATGCAAAAGATTGGGTAAATGGTACCTGCTTTGTTTTTGAAAGTAATATTTATGAGGTCGTAGTCGACGCCATCAAAACCTTAGTTGACCAAAACGAAGATAAGCAGCGCTACTGCTTCATATTAGATTCTGTTGACGGCTTAATATCTCAAGTGGATATTGATAAATCCTTTTATGATTCTAATAAAGTAGCTGGCGGAGCAGTAATTGCAGCGAACTTTATGAAGAGAATGTCCATTTCTCTTGCAAAAAGGGGTCATATGGCCATTTTCATCAGCCAAGTGAGGGCAGACATCAAGTTAGACCCCTACTCCAAAGCTCCGATACGTCAGACGTCAGCAACAGGAGGCAATGCACTTTTACACTTTGCCAACTATATTATTGAGTTTGAGCCTCGATTTAGATCTGATATGATTTTACAAGATCCAACAAAGAAGCAACCAGACCCTAAGACTAACCCTATTATTGGTCATTGGGCCAAAGCTACGATTAAGAAGTCCCCAAATGAGAAGACTAATAATACCATTCCGTACCCTATCAGATATGGTAGAACTGGTGGCAAGTCTATTTGGGTAGAAAAAGAACTCGTCGACTTATTGTATATGTGGGAGTTCGTCACTAAAAAGGGTGCTTGGATTACAATTGGAGAAGAGTTTAAGGAGCTTGTTGCTGGCGTTACGCAAGATTTGCCAGAGAAGATACAAGGAGAAGCTAATCTATTTAAGATGATTGAAGAAAATGAGGAGCTTTCTGAGTTTTTAATTAATTATTTTAAATCCAATATTGGTGAATTAATTTGAAGTTCTTAACCTTATATGGCAAAGAAAAGCCTCTCAAAAGCCCACATAAGTACAAAATTAAATGGAACGGTAAATGCCGTAGTAAATTTCAAGCAGAGGTAAGAAAATACATATATAAGCATTGGAGATATGATGCTGTATATGAGGAATTCAGGGTTATAGGTACTCAATTATCTTTAGATTTCTACAACCACAATAGAAAAATAGCGATTGAAGTGCAAGGGGCCCAGCATTTACAGTTTGTAAAGCATTTTCACAAGACTAGAGCCAATTTTATTCGCCAAATACGTAGAGATAACAAAAAAATAGAATTTTGTGAAATGAACGACATAAGATTAATAGAAATTTACCCAGATGACGAATTATCAGAAGATTTTTTCGCAAACCTTTTGGGGTAGTGTAAAATATTGAGGATGGAATCTAAACCTAAATTTAAAAATTTTGAATTACCCCCTAAAATTCTTACTCAATTATATGAACTTACAGGTGGCGCAGAGTCCTATAAGGGCTTTATAATAGCCTACTGCAACGAAGAGGGTACTCCAGTTGTTTACACAAACTGCGAGTCTCAAATTACAGAGTCTGGACTTATTAAATCTATAGAAAATTACATAACTGAGTACACTCAAAATAGTTACGAATTAAGCCAAGAGTCGGAATAGTGCTTGACAAGCCAAGCGTTTTATGTAGTATGGGCTACATATGATATATAGCCTCGAAATTGAAAAGCAGGTTTTGGCCGCCTTTATACAAAAGCCAAATACGCTCATAAACTTCATGCACCTTATTGGTGAATCGGATTTTTATGATGGATCGCTATTGCACAAAACTATTTTTGCGGTCATAAAGAGAGCTTGCCAAAAAGACGAAAGTATTGACGACATAGTTTTGGTTCAAAGAATCAAAGACTTAGGGATAAAGTTTGAGGAAGACATCTCTCTGGTTGATTATGTAAGATCCCTCTCAATGAGAAGGATCAACTCGGAAGAAAAGATTGAGTCTTCCATCAAAGAGCTTAAAAAATACAGCGTCCGAAGAGAGATTACGAAGACAGCAAACAACATTGCGGAATCAATGAAAAGTGTATCTACAGACACTTCGTACTTAAAGATTATTGAAAACGCCGATCAGATATATAACGATAAAATTAATTTATTTGAGGTCGGCGATGATGTCCCGTCAAATATTTACGAGGAGATGGAAGACTTTATCGAAGATCGGGGCAACAACCCAATCGATGAGTTTGGCATGATGGGACCACATCCAAAGATCAATGAGATTTATGGTTCTCTTTTGCGCCCAGGAAATATCACCGTTATTGTCGCACGTTCTGGAGTAGGCAAGACTCAGTTTTGTATGCACTACGCCACCCAAGTTTCAGCCAGGTATGATGTTCCAGTTTTGCACTTCGACAATGGAGAGATGAGTAAAGAAGAATTAATAATTCGGCAATGCGCTTCTATTTCTGGAGTCGCGTCCCACTTGTTAGAAAGCGGCAAGTGGAGGCAGGCTGGGCCAGAGGTTGTGTCTAAAGTGCGCTCCGTCTGGAGCAAGGTCAAAAAGCTCCAGTTTTACTACTACAACGTCGGAGGTATGGACGTCGATTCCATGATTAACACGCTTAAACGCTTTTACTATTCAAAGGTTGGCCGCGGAAATAAGATGGTATTTTCCTTTGATTATATTAAAACATCTTCAGAAAGCGGCGGTAACAAAAGCGAATGGCAGACAGTTGGTGAAATGGTAGATAAGTTTAAGAAGTGCATACAGAAAGAAATATTAGAAGAAGGCAATCCAGTAATACCAATGATTACATCCGTTCAGTCAAATCGCAGCGGTATCACCACTAATCGTCAGAGCGCAAACATTGTTGATGACGAGTCTATTGTTTCTCTCTCTGACCGCATAACTCAATTCTGCTCTCATATGTTTATTCTACGCCAGAAAACAAATGACGAAGTTGCAGAAGAAGGTAATCAGTTTGGTACACATAAACTCATTAACGTAAAGTCTAGACACTTGGGCAAAGATATCGCGGGCGCAGTCGAGCCAGTTCAAGTCGACGACAACCTTCGTAAGAATTTTGTTAACCTATCTTTCATGAACTTTAACATTACAGAGTGTGGAGATTTGAGAGATATCGTAAACTTCAGAGATACTGGCGGGGATTTAAATCAATCTTCTTCTAACGGAATTCCTTCATTTGATGACCTATAGAGAATCATTAGATAAGTTGGGCTACCCGCTCCAAGATTGCGGTTCTCATTGGAGAACTCGAGCTATATATAGAAATGGAAAAACAAACACTTCTGTTATCATCTATAAAGACAGCGGTGTTTGGAAAGATTTTGGCGGAGACAATCAAGCTAAACCTTTTTCTGCTTTAGTGCAGGAAACATTAAATACAAACGACCCCAAGACGCTCAAAGAATATTTGATTGATGCTCCAGATCAACAATACAAACCCAAACCCATAGAAGAAAAAATAGAAATGGAAAAAATATATCCCGAATCCTATTTAGATAAGCTTCTACCAATGAAGACTTTCTACGAAAAAAGAGGCATCTCTTCCAAAACGCAAGATAAGTTTAAATGCGGTTATGCTGGCGGTGGTAAAATGTACCGCAGGATCGTATTTCCCATTTATGATCTAGATAACCAGATACATGGTTTCTCTGGTCGCAGTGTTACCGATGATAAAAACATTCCCAAGTGGAAACATATGGGCCGCAAAACAAATTGGGTTTATCCCCATCATCTTTCGCGCAAAAGTATAGAAGAAAAAGAGGAAGTTATACTCGTAGAAAGCATCGGCGATTGTATGGCTCTTTATGAAGCTGGCTATGATAACGTCTTAATGTTGGCTGGTCTAGATATTTCCTCAAAAATAATTTCTTACCTAAACTCGTTCGACTTAAAGAGAATTATTATTGCAACAAATAATGATGACAGTAAAGATGAGAACACTGGTGCGCTAGCATCAATCAAAGTCGCGGCGAAGTTGTCCTCCGTTTTTGACTTATCCCTAATTAAAATTAACCCTCCCGTCTGTAATGATTTTGGCGAAATGCTAGAGTGCGACACGGGCATGTTAGAAAATTTTAAAGAATGGTACGAAAGGAAAGACAAGTGGAGCTTAGGCGACAATAAATTTCAAGAGTATGTATTAAAGAAAATAAAATCAAACGACAAGTTGTTTAAAAATACACACTGCAAAAAATTAATAAAAATTTCAAATGGAAGTTAAATTATCAGCAAGTCGTATCAAAACGGCGCAATCGTGCAGTTGGATATACTGGAGCAAGTACAAACAAAAACTGCCCGATACAAATAATGACGGAGCTCGTCGGGGTACGGTGTGTCATAATGTTTTTGAATTTCTGTCTAAACAAAAAACCAAAACCCACTATAATAAAGTAGTAAAGTCTAAAGACCCGTTTGCCTCTAAAGCTGTTCAGGATTTGATCATGTCAGACGCTACAGAGCTTGGAGTTACAGATGATGACAATATGAATCTAATAAAACAAATGATTCTTAACGGACTTAGTTGTAATTTTCACGGAGAAGATCTGGGTATACCAGACGAAGCTCATGCCGAGTTAGATTTCGACATAGAGCAAAATGGTTATCATATTCGCGGTTTTATTGACCAATTATTTCTGTATAAAGATAAAAAGATCGCCATTATTCGAGATTATAAGACTAGCAAAAAAATGTTTGAGGGTAAGGAAAAAGAAGACAATCTTCAAGACTACATGTATTCACTTGCGGTCAAAACGCTTTTTCCAGAATATGTGAATAGGACTTCTGAGTTTTTATTTTTAAAGTTCGACTTAGATAAAAAGGGGCTGATGAAAATGAACCCTATTGACGAAGATGACCTAGAAGGTTTTGAACTACAACTATCTTCGGTTCAGGATTATTTAGAAAACTTTGATGAAAAAGACGCCGTATCAAATTTTGCTATAGACAAAGGCTTTCCAGATGATGGCTCGTTTGGGGGCAGGCTCCAATGCGGTTTTGCTAAAGAAAAAGGTCAACTTAAAAAGGACGGCAGCGTTATGTGGCACTGCCCCTATAAGTTCGACTTTTGGCACGTTAGCGTTTTGGACAAAGATGGAGAGTTTCATTCTTCTTGCTTTCAAGACGACTTTAAAAAGGACATGGTTCCAGAGGGCGGAAGCCATGAATTAAAATATTACGAAGGCTGCCCAAAACACTTGACAAATAGATAATAGTATGTACATTGTTACATATGACGCCTTTATTTAAAACTCATTTTTCTATAGGTCGCAGCATTCTACGCATTGAAGATGTAGAAAGAATCTGCAAAGACGAAGAAATAAACGAAATCTTCTTGGTTGAAGATTCAATGACTGGCTTCCCAGAAGCTTTTAAAACCCTTGCAGATAAGTTAAGATTCGGTTTCCGCTTTTCTGTTTACAACGAAGACCTTAGTGAAGAGTCCGAAAGTAAAATGATTGCTTTTCCAGATGGAGACGCGGGAGCCAAAGAATTATATTCGCTGTACACCGAGAGCTTTGATAAAAAAATTGTAAACCCATGGGATCATACAAAAAATATAGCGTATGCTGTCCCTTTCTACGATTCCTTTTTGCATAAAAATTTAACTTCATTCTCAAACTGCATGATCGATCTTCCGTCTGATATTCTCTTCTTCGTAGAAAGAAATAGTTTACCATTTGATTCAATTCTTGAAGAAAAAATTATAGATTACGT